ATCAGGATATTCAGGAATTACATGCGTCTCGTCTTCTTCCCCATCCTCACCTTCTATAACTATAGTGTTATCTTCTTCACTAGCTTCTTCTACTTCTTTGCCTAGTGATATCGGAGACTTAATCTTCCCTTTAAACTGGCAATCTTGACAACCCCCAGGATTTGATTTCTCAAACTCTGCGCAACCATGTGGGCCTTTAATGTGCTCTATCTTCTCCTCTGTTGTAGTCGGATCGTACTCTGGATGATCTTTCGATAGCTTGTGAATAGCCTTATCCTTATCGCTACAAAACTTTGCTATTGATAAAGCGTTAAACCATCTAGGCTCCGTCAAGTTCGCACGATCTTTGTACGCGTTAAGCAACTGCTGACATCCGTTTTCACTAGCACTACGCATCATAATCTTGGTAAAGCTAGATGTGTAGTTACCCATCAGAGACTTTGAAAGCTCAGACATCTCACGTTTAGGCGCGACCTCTAAACTTTCTTTTACACCTAGTATGCTACGTATATCTGCTATAGATGTTGGCTCAGCCTCTTCTAATACGGTTACTTTGTTAGGTGGATCGTCCTTAAAGTTATACGTCTCAGGAACTCTAAGAATTCTAGCGGGTTCAAATACTACTGGATCGATATAAAAGTTATGAGTTAAACAAAGGTCGCGTAGCCTACGTGCAACAGGTTCCCATTCTGCTCTCGTTAACTCTTCAATAGTGGGCCAGTATGCGTGTATACCGCGCCCTGAGTTAACTACAACTGGATCAGGCAATCCTATCTTTTCGCAAAAAGCCTTGAGTGCTTCTAGTCCGGTGGCTTGATCGATGTACCCATCAGGTCTACCAGTATCCTCACTAACTACAGCTTTAGCTTCTCCACAATCAATGTCTACCCAAAAAGATTTAAGTAGATGTACGTTGTCTTTGGTTCTATTTGCGTTGGTGGAAAATTTAGCAACCCCAAAATATACATCCCAACCATCAGAAACAAAATCCTCGACAAACTTGTTAACCTCCTCTCTAGTCTCAACTAAATGTTGATCTACTCGTTTTCCTTTTATACCTAATACACAAAACCACCCATTAGAGGGCTGTACTGTATTAAGTAAGTCCATAATTCGCTCTCTTATGTTAGGTTTATTACAAAATTATTCTGATTAATAAAGTTTTTTATAGCCTCTGACTGCGTAGCTCTAGGCATAGTAGCCCCCATAAACCAGTTATATATGGTTTGCCTACTAACTCCTAAGTACCGAGCTACCTCGGCGACAGGAATACCAAGTTTGATACACTGTCTGCCAAGGCGAACTCCTAACAACTTACGGTCAGCTTCTTTGTTTAACTTTACTAAACGTATGCTATATCCATAACTCATTATTCACTTAACCAATCGTCAACAACGTCAGCAACATCCTTCTTAGCTTTTGGCGCGGCTTCCTTTTTCTTAGTAGGGCGAACTTGTGGCTCTTCAACGACATCATCTTCAGGCTCATCTGCACGTTCTATCTTTGGCTCTTCTTTCGGCAACTTCTTTACGCCGTCAGTTTGAGCTACTGTAATAGATGTATATAACTTAGCTTCTGGTTTAGTCTTAGCTTCTTCAAGTAGCGTGTACTCTTCTTCAGTAATGTGACGCATTGGAGTAAATATTAACTCCATCGTATCTGCGTTGGCATCGAAAGCTACGTTAGTTACAACATCGTCAACACCCTCACCGTTACCTAGTAAAAACTTGATGTAGGACTCAAACGGATGCGCATTATTTAAGCCTTTGCCGAACAAAGATTTGGCGGGTATATTCATTTGATAAATGTCACCACTCGTATCCCCTGCTAGAAGCACAGCTAATCTACGTTGGTATCTACACGCCCTACCACCATTCTCACCGGAGCCTTTTACGTTTTGAGGACAAGAAATACATGACGCACTTTGTTGATCAGACGCCATGTCTTCTGGCTTTTCTCCTAAATTAGACCAACAGTTAGGTAGCGTAGCTTCTTTCTTAGGATCAAACTTCTCCTTGTAGAAAATACGCGAGACTTTGGGTAGTAGGCTGACGATAATGACGTTAACTTCTCCACGTACAGCACTACCCATCTGCTCACCGTTCACTACACGTTTGAACGTACCGTTAGTATTAGCCTGAATACGTCGATTGGTGGAGCTTGTTTTCTGCATAAGAGACTTAGATAGCTCACTAAGCTCTCGTTTCCTAGTGCTAACTGGTGCGCTCTGGTCTTTAAATATCGCTAAATTACTCATGGTTTCCCCCTTTGTTGATAGACTTAAATACTTCTTTAACTGTTAACGGTTTTTTACCGTCGCGTGGCGGTGCTACTTTTAACGCTCTTTCATAAAAATAGGTGAGCGGCTTAGAACTTGTAACCACTATAGATTCCCATTGACTTTTTTTCTGCATATTAACCCCTTATCGTTTGGTTGGTTTTCGTACTGATATTTTATATTCACTATTTGCTTGCAGCCCAATCGGTAACTTATCAGGATTCTCCTCAATAAATTGCCTCATGTTTGTTTGTTGGATACGAGCCTCAAGCAAATGTAAAGCGTCGTTATCCTTTATGAACTGATGCATTTCCTCCCAATCAGTAGTCCAGTACCTAGTACTTACTCTACGTGATACCGTACCTTCCTTAGTCTTGTAGCTATCTAGATTAGAGTCGTTGCAGAACTCTAATAACTTACTACTAACCATATCTTGTTGCTCTCGTAGCTGTGCTATCTCTTCCTTATGCGCTAACTCTTTCTCACTTATAACACCACGTATCTTTCTATACGCGGCAACGTACTTCTCTATTTCATTTTCCATTTTTTATGTACCCCCTAGTCCATAAATACTCTCTTGTAGGGACTGCTCCCGCAAACATCAACTCTCGCTCGGTGTATCTAATAGCGTTGAGCCAAGTGCTCTCTGGCCCGACATACTCAACTTCTTGAGCTTTTGTTTGCCTATAAGTGGGTACAAAAATCTTATTCCCTAATTTAAAGCACCGAGTAAACGTTCTACCTAAAGTGTCACGCTCCCAAGATTCTTCTTTGAGTTTCTTTTCGTCTTGCATGTGTACAGATTTACTAGCCATAAATGACCCCCTTGTGTTGTTTGAACTAACAAGTATACCAGTTAAATTTACAATGTCAAAACTATTCTGATACTTCTTGTCTATATAGGTCGATAATTTGGGAGTGGTTCCCAATCTTGTTACGTAGCATTGAATACAATCGGTTTTCAACATCGCTCCCTTGTATATGCACAATAGTCATAGCGTTTTGTTGGCCCGGTCTATCAATACGTGCGTTAGCTTGTAGATAGGTTTCAACACTAGTAACTGGCGCATACCAAATGATTGTATTTGCAGCTGTTAAAGTTAAGCCGTGTGAAGCGGCTTGCGGTTGGATAATTAAAACTCTTGGGTCTTCTTCAGTTTGAAACTTAGTAATTCTTTCAGATCTTTTATTTAACGACACCGCGCCATTAATGACCGCACAAGTGATGTTATTCTTTTCTAGTTGTACTTTTAATAGCTCTATGGTGTGAGTAAACGGCACAAAGATAAGAACTTTATGTGAGGACTCTTCGATCACCTCTAATATAGCGTTAATCCTATTAGATACATCAAACTCAATAACTTCTTTCTCGTCTGAATAAACCGCACCACCGGATATCTGTAACAGTTTGTTTATGTTAGTCGCGGCGTTTACAGCCGATACTTGTTCTCCACCTGCCTCCATAACCATTTGTTTCTTTAACTTAGCGTAGTACTTTTTCTGTTGCGGAGTTAAAGGTGCTTCACGCTCTACAAAAGTTACAGGCGGTAAGTCTAAACATTGATCTTTTTCAAACCGTATCGCGGGTTGTAGTGCTTTATGCACCACATCTTTAGCATTGGATTTAGGTATCCACTTAAACTGAGATATCTTGTACATCACTTGGTCTCGAAACTGCCCGAAAAATTTTGGTGTTTTATCAGGGTTGACTAGCTTCGCAAGTCCAAAAGCATCTACAGGTGATTGAGCCGCTGGAGTACCAGTAAGCATCCATAGCCATTCGGGTTTGGTTGTTATACGTTTAAGTATCTTCCAACGATTAGTCTGTGGGTTCTTATAAGCATTGGCTTCATCCACAACGATTAGATCAAAGCCACCTTTCTTTATATCGTCTTCGACTACGCCTACACCATCAAAGTTAATGATGACAAAATCAGACCCTGCGTTAATAATTTTCTTACGCGTTTGAGCACTACCATGAGCCACACTACAACTACGGTGCATAGCAAACTTAAACAAGTCTTCTTGCCACGCCGACTTCATGATTGATAGGGGGCAAATGACTAGCACTCGCTTAATAAGCCCAAGTTTCATCAAGTAATCAGCACTCCATATAACCGATGCTGTCTTACCTGTACCTTGCTCGTTAAAACAAAATGCTTTCTTGTTTAGTGTTAAAAACGAAGACGTATCACGTTGATGGTCATAGGGTTCAAACTTCCCTGTCCATTCGTAGTCTCTTTTTATGGGCGATGGCACATTAAGTATACGCAACTTCGCCAACTCTTGGGACTCTTGAAAGCCCCATTTAATCGCTATATTAAAAATATCCCCCTCCTGACTAATTACCTTGCTGTTTTGAATTCGCTCTGTTACTAACTCTGGACGCCTTGTGCGTATTAAAAGAGCCTTATCGTTTATTATTTCCACGTCGTTTTCGCTCCTTTGGACTAGTCTCTGATACCAAACCTTTTTTAGAGTTTCGATCAAAGCTACGATTAGCACTGGAGCTAGTAACCCTAGTGCCGTCTTTGTTAGTACCCCCTTTTGATATAGCCTTGTTATGTGCTACATCTTTTTTATCACCTTTCTTTACTGACCCGTTCTTCAGGGCTTTGCGTCTTGCTTTGTTACGCATTGCTCGGTTCTTCTTTTGCTCTTCAGTGCCTTGATATGTGTCGTATTCCTTCTTGTAGTTACGTTTTTTTCTCATGGGAATGTCCTTATCTAGTGTTATGCTCACATGATACCACGGGACAAAATCTACACAGCGGCCCCGATACAGCATTCCATACAGCTGTTTGTTCTGCTGTATCTAGCCTATCTAGAGTCGGCTCAAACGTATTAATGTACTTGCTCATGTGCTCTCTATAGTGATTTTTTCTAATTAAATCGCCACTTACGACAAATAGTAAAGCAGACTTAATGGTATCTACTTCAGGAAACTCTACAAACAAACCTCCGGCAACTAAATCTAATTGTTTAGTATCCGCATATCTAGCGTTCTTACTTGTTTTATAATCAATCGAGTAAGCTGTATTGCCGTTTATTATCACTACGTCAGCAATACCACGCCACCAAACGTCTTTGCCCAAGAACTTACATGTTTCGTACCCGTCCTCAGTTTTCTTAAGCCCCATCTTATGTTCTGTGTATTTATCCCCCTTTTGTTTAGCTATTCTTTCTACTACTTTTCGTATATAAGCAAACTTCTCTGGTATTGGAGTACCGTCTTTAACATAATCCTCCGCAGCTTGATGAACTTCTTGCCCATATATAGTTGCTTGACTGCCCGAATCTTTAATATCTTTCAGTACTTTTAAGTGGTAATACTTCTTTGGGCATTGCTCAAACGTTTTAATTGATGAATACGACCATGCAGTTGACATACTTAACCTTATGACTATTAAACATATTTAGTTATAGCATATATTAATTACATTGTGCGGACTTAGTATGTACCTTATAAAGTCACCTGCTAGCAGATGCCCAAAATAAATGCGGACTTAGTATGTACCTTATTTTTCCGATTCCTCAATCAACTTTTCCAAGTAATGCATAGCTTTCTTTAAGTCCTCAACGCCGTTCTTATCCCAACATCGAGCGACATACTTGATAATATTGCCACGAAGAAAGCCTTTAAACTCCTCCTCGGACATCCAAGACTTCATAGCTTTCCAAGGCTGTAGCCCCATGTTCATGTAGTGATCGCCCCCGATTTGTTTCTTATCAGCTTTCTGTGTGTAAGTGTGGTCGAAGGACGTACCTACTGAGTGTAATAAAGAATCGTAAACTGTCTGCCCATCAAAATCGTCTTCCGTCATGCTAATTGCCCTCCTGATTTCATTAAGTCTCCACCAAATACATGCGTACCTGTATGGTCTAGTTTAATAGCGGGATGTGCATAGATTTGACCGCCATGTTTTCGCCACAACTCACAGAAGTGGTAGTCTTCAGATAGCAAAGCACCTGTATCATCAATGCTCGTATCAAAGAACTGATATGTGGTTGGGTGTATGTACTCACCATCTGAGTCTCTAAACGATGTCCGTCTGTACGTAGGCACATGGTCTTTTAGTTTCTCAAGTACACTACGTTTGATTAGCATAAAGCCTGTACCACCATGCCGTACCTCGATAACACCTGACTCATCTACTTCTGCATGATCACCTTGCGCTCCCATCATGTTAAGAACAAAAGAACCGCTGTACTCTGCTAAGTTGCTTTTACCCGCTTGAGCCGCTCTGGATACTGAGTCCCATGCAATCTCTTTCTTTGAGTAAACGCCACACACTACATCTTTATCTGCTAGTAGTAGAGCAGGGATAGCGTCCTTCGGGAATGTAATGTCAGCATCGATGAACATCAAGTAGTCAGCATCACGTTCAAGAAACATCCTAGCCAAGTCATTACGCCCACGAGTTATTAGACTCTCGTTCATTAGCGTAGCTATATAGGTTTCACACTTCAAGCTAGTCAACGTCTGCCATGCACCTAGTAAGCTAAGCGCATACCCTCCTGTACACATACCACCGTACATCGGGGTTGCAATCATTATTTTTGGTTTTTTAGCGTCCATTTCTCCTCCTCTAAAATAATGGCTTGACGCATCAAATGTCCATCGACTGATAAGTCCATCGCTTTCTTTTTAGCTTCTTCATACTTCTTAGAATTCATCAAGTCTTGTACTTCTTTTAAGTGCTTCTTAACGTTTAACCAGTGCTCACTCCAATCTATATACTCACTCATTTACAACTCCCATAGGTTTTTCCATCAAAAGCCTCACAATCGAGGGGTAATTCTTGTGCCCAAGTAGGGCGTGTCTTCATTACTTTCTCTACAAACTTCTTTGCTTCTTTTACTTCTTCGTTAGGCACAATACATGCGATCGCGTCATGCACCGTCATCACTACCTTGTACTTCTTAGCAATGCCAAGTAACTGCTCACCAATAACAATACGCGCCAATGCCTGACACACATTCTCTATAACCTTTCCTCCATATATTCTATTAGGGATAACTGTTCTGCCCCTACGTGTGTCGTATACAATTTCAGTTTTACCCTCTTCAGAGTCTTGCCTACGTAAGTTTGGATACTTTATATATAGGTTGTTTGGTAGACGTATACCTTTTTCATCTACAGACAGCACGTTCCATTTACCTAACGATGAACCAAAACCATCCATAATCCCTTCCAAAGTATTATTACCATCGCGCCACAACATAGGTATCCATTGATACGTGTCTCGATATACAGAAATAATACGTTTGCACTCATCTTCATCTAGCTCTACACCAAAGTTTTTAAGTTGAGCCTGAAACTTCATCGCGCCCATACCATAACCCGCACCAAGAATCGTAGTCTTACCAACAAACCGTTCGTTCTGATCTATCTGATCTACTGACTTACCGTATATGCTACTAGCCATAATCTTGTATACATCATCACCTCGATCAAACGCTTCAACCAAATCGTTCTGCTCAGCTAGCCATGCAAGAGTACGCGCCTCAATTTGAGACAAGTCACAGTCAATCATTGTGTAGCCAGTAGGCGCACAGATCGCATCTTTTAAAGGGGACTTACGTGGTAAGTTCTGCATGTTTACTTTGTCATCCCCACCCCATCGACCTGTGTGAGCCGCATAATATCTTAAGGGTATTGGAATAGTCCCACGCATAGCGATGTTGATAAACCGCTCAGTTCTAGTTTCTTCAATGGTGGACTTTACACCTAGCCGAGCAGACACAAGGGCTTGCACTATTTCGTTGTCATGCCCCAATAAGTTTCTAAACTCTTCGTCTGACTTAGCGAACGCAAAAGTTTCTTTGCCCGTTGTCGGGCTAATCTTCATAGGTGGTGTCACACCGTGTTCTTTTAACAACTCAGCAAACTTAGGGTTGCTCATGATCTGTTTGCGGTCAGCCGTAATCTTATCCATCAACTCGGCTTTCTTTTTCTTTACCCCTTCTAAGTGAGCACCCAATACATCTACGTCTAGTTCTAGTACTGGCTCAGTAAACATACGTAGAGTGAGATCAATTAGCTTTGCTTCTGTCTTGTTTATGTTGGGTAGCAGAACACCGAACAACTTCTCGGTTAGGTCAACGTCTTGAATGCAGTAGCTTGCGTACCTAGATAAACTCGCGTCATCAAAATCTATACGGCGTTTACCTAGCGCGTTGATTACTTCGTCGCCCTTTGCGCCAAGGTGAT